TCCCCCATTGTATATTTCTCTATGTCAATCCACTCTAATTTTTTTTTACTTCATCCTTTTTATTTGACTTAGTTGGGGCAGTTTCTATTCCACTATTTAAACTATCTGTTAGTGCTTTAATCACATCTTGGAACTTTTGACTTCCCATTCCTCCCATATCATCTACCCAATCACAAACCTCTATTTCACTAAAGGAAGGCGTTATGCCTTGTGAGTATAATGGATATTCAGCAGCAGCTTTCAGTAAGTTTATTATAGCATCTAAAGATGTTTGACCACTTAAAGCCTCTCCTATGTCAGAAGGCCCTATGCCTTGTAATTGACAGAATCTTTTAAGACTCCACGTACAAAAACGCATCGGTATCTTCTTTCCATCGGAAAGAGTTAATTCAAATTGTCCTCTCATTTTGGTTTATTTTTGGTTGGTTATTATGCGTTGGTAGCAATAGTTAATGCTCCTGTTCCTTTAAAAGAAACTGAGTAAGTAACTGGATTCTCCATATCAGCAGTCATATCTACGCTCTCGATAAATGCTTGACCTGAATAAATCACATCACCTGTAACTGGAGTTACACCATCTACTGTACCATTATTTACTGTTGTAAATTTAACTAAAACTGAAGTTCTAGCGATTGCTAAAGCATTTAATTCTGCTGTAGTTACATAAGTAGCAACTGTACCAGGTACTACTGTAGCTAAACCATCAGTTGTTAAAGACCAGGATTTTTGTCCACCAATCTCATCAGCCCATCCTAAACTTTGTTTAGTAGAAGCATCAGGAGTATCAATAGCTAAACTTAATGAACAAGAAGTAGCAAAACCTATTACCTCCGTTCCGATTAGAACCACTAATGAGGTTCCGTTAAATACACTTGTTGTCGGCATTTTATTTTATTTTTATTTTATGTTAATTGATTCACGAAATGATTCATTGTTATCACCCTTCTGAAAACATAAGCTTCATTTACATAGTCAAAGGTAGCAATATTAGAGCTAACCCTTCTAGTAACTATCTTAAAATCAGGTGCCGTATTTGGGTAGTTAGGAGGATTAACCCCTACAATTACTAAAAATGCATTAGTATATGTATCTACTGATTTCTGCCCTACTTCACCTGCTTTAAAAGTCCTATAAACTATGTCAAATTGAATACTAACATCAAAACCGAAGCTTTGTTTATTACTATTCTCTACTTGTGTCTGACTACTGATAATCAAATAAGGTGGTTCTACTGTGTCAGGTGCTATGGTATCATAAACACTCAATGAGTAAGAAGCCGCTGTAAGCTTATCTATATAAGCCTTCCTTAATGTATATCCGCAGTCCTTCATTTTTTACAAATTTAACGAAATATATTTATATCTTAATTGACTTCATTTTTTTAAGCATACCTGAAAATACTTCGCTATATGAATCAAACATATATGGTCTATATGGCATTCTTGCTAATTTATTGCCACGCTTAAACTTAAATGCATAATCTTCTAAACTACTCATATTTAAGTTAGGATAAGCAGGTATGCCGTATCCTTGTCCTGTACCAAATTCAACAAAAGCAGCATATCTTACACTACCATTACCAGCACTAATACTAGCACCTTGACCTGGTGTAAATTTACTTTGTCTAATTGACCTAGCTAAATTACCAGTTCTTTCATATTTAGAATTAGGATTTATGATTGGTAGGTTAGATGCTTTATAATAGGCTTTGGTAGCCATTTCGTTTACAGCCTCATCTATAATTGCCTTAGATTCATTATACATCTTTTGTGGAGCTGCTTCAAACCTTTTAATTAATTGGTCAACCCCATATATGCTTACAGTAAACTTAGCCATTACTTAAGAGTTGCACAACCGATTAAATAATATTGATTCAAGTCGCCCTCGTTTATAATAGAGTTAATTAGATAAGTCCTTGATTTAAAAGTAATTACAAGAGCATTAGTAAATGTTTTGCCTGTTGTATATCTAATTCTAAAAGTAATTGCATCACTCAAGCTGTCTCTACTAGTTATATTAGTCTTAGAATCGCTATTAGAAACTATTTCAGCCCAGCAAACATAATAAGATACTAAAGTGTTCACAAAGCCACCAGCACTATCAGAAACGCTTGTTTTACTGTTAAAGGTTATTCTGTTTCTAAGTTTTCCAATCATTAGATAAATATGTTAATTCTTTTGAATGGTTTCATTAATTCGTAAGCTGTAACTACGTTGCTGTTAGGCTTAGTAGACTCAACGCTAGATTCTCTGTATTCGTACAAATCAGATAGCAATTTGAAAACTGCTGTTCTCATAGAACTAGGAGGTTCACAATAGCCACAATTATAGGTAAACCTATATTCCATTGAAGGATAATATAAAGTAGATATTTTCTTATAGTTAATACCTATAACAGTATAACTACCATCTTCTAAGGTCACCCAATCTTGGCCATCAAAATACTCTACGCTTAATATCGTAGAAATAGGCACATAAGGAAGTTCTATTAAATCATCTACATAAGCTATAACTTGTAGAGTTCTTTCGGTCATAGCAACTCCAGCGTATTGTTCTAGTCTAACTCTTGCACTTGTAATTAAGGCTGTTATTAAAGCATCATCTTCTGAGTAATCTACTCTTAAATAGTTCTTTGCTTCAGAAAGTGTTATTGGTTCTGATATAATCTCGGATAAAACCGCCACATCTCTTAGTATCTGCATTATGCTAATTTTTACAAAAATAGTTAAAATTTAGTGTAAACAAAAAGGGATAGCTTTCTAGGCTATCCCTTGTATTGTAAATCTAATTAAAGATTAAGCAACGTTACCGAAATCACCATAAATAAACGCACCAGCGTAATAGATAGGTAAAGCGATACGAGCTTCAACTCTTACAGTAATCATATTCTTAGTAAAGTTGTCAGCATCAAATTCAGAGAACTGAACAGAGATACCTTGATTCTGCATAATTTGAGCACCCATAGACCAGTCACCTACTACAAACTTATCTACTGCGATTGCAGTTGATTTGTAAAGAGGGATACCAGCGATAGATACACTACCATCAGTAGTAACAACTGTAGAAGCAGGTAAGCTGTAAGCAGCGTTAGTGTTCTTAGTGTTCATAATAGCAGCCCAATCAGTTGGGTTAACTAAGATACCAGTTGCAGAGTAGTTAGAAGTTTCTAACTGAGCAATAGCTTGAACTAATTGCTCTACGTCTACTGTAGCAGCACCTGTTGCAGCTGTAGCTACTGGTAAAATACCTTGTAAGTTTGGAGCACTACCATTACCACTTAAGATTTGAGCATCTTCAGCGACTAAATACTTCTCTAATAAACGAGATTGTAAGAAAGAAGTCATAGCAGGTATATCATCTAACATTTGACGAGAGATACGAACAAAACCAGCAATGTACTGAGCAGCTGCATCTTTCATTGTAATGTCAAAATCAACTTGTGCTTTAGAAGAACCTTGAGTTTGAGTTGCTGGATCGCCTTCTCCACCACTTTCGTAAGGAAAAGTAAATAAACCTTGAGACAAACTACCGATTGGTAATAAGCTTCTCATATGCACCTTACGAGAAGGTAAAGCATATACTTGGTTTGCATATTGACGAGTGATGTCACCTGTAAGGTTAACCGCTTCTGTCATATTTCCTACTGCCTTAGTGTCTAAGATAAAGCTTGAACGCTTTTGTTCTCCACGTGCTAATTTCGCTAAACTATCAGAATTGTTCTCGATAGCATCTGCAAGGGTAGCATTAAACCCTTTTACTTCTGTTTGATTCATTTTAACACGATTGTTTTTTGCTTCCATTTTTTCAATTTCATCCTTGACAACTATAATTGAAGCTTTAGTAGCTTCTAAGTCTGCCTTAACGCTTTCTAATGCACTAGCATTATCAGCCTTTGCACTTTCGATTGCTCCGTTTACTTCGGATTTGATGCCTTCGAATGCACTTTTAATTTCTTCTACCATTAGTTAAAAATTTTAAATGATTGTAAATATTTGTTTACCTCTATCTCAATAGAAATCATCGGATCTTCTTCCTCAGTTGGCAATGCTTCTTCAGCGGTTGGCTCAGGAGAGATTGATTCTTCATCTTCCATCTCAGATAGATATTGTTGTAATTGTTTAAGTTTAAGTTCTAACAGCTCGAATGTTTCGTCAGTAAAGTGTCCATTTCTCAAAGACTTAATGGTCTTACCCATCTCATCTACTAGAGTTGACTTAATCTGACTTTTGACTCCAACTGTTGGTGTATTTGCGTTTGCACCCCACAATACGGAACTTCCTTCATACAATTTAATTTCATTGATTTCATTGTATCCTGATTTCGCTTGTGACTTAATAGTCTGAAATCCGATACTATGTTCTGTGATATGACCATCTTTATACAACTCATATAGGTCGTTGCCTAAAGTTGTATTAGGTAGTTTAACACTTGCCTTTAATCCAAAGGCATCTTCACTAATCTCAAAAGGTTTAGCAATAGGCTTATCAGTAGAATGGTTCATTAAATGCCACACTCTGTTTTTAGCTTGTGGGCCATTCTCTTTTAAGGTTTTAGTAAAAGCACCTGGTGTAATAATATCACCATCGCTATCTACATTACCAAATGCAGAATAGTAGACTGTAATAACTCTACTATTGTCTTCCATATCTATGGGAGCACCTTCAATCGACTTTTTGTTATAAAAATTACTCATATTTATTTGTTTAAGCTACATACACCGTACAGCATCGGCAGTTGCAGTTATTTACTGCTCCACCGTTCTCATCGTGTGCATATTGCATTTCAATTACACCGTATTTAGGAGTGTTTACTAGGAACGGTTGATTCACAGGTATTCTTACTCCACCATCATCAGGATTCGTCTGTCTATCTAAGGCTTGATGCCAAGCTCTAGGTAGTGCTACGTACTCAGCGTGAACCCATTGTTTAAGCAAAGGTATATTAATTCCTCTTGTTGCTCCCATCGCACCTGTACTTAAAGCTTGATGAGTTTCTGTTCTTGCGATTAATAAACTCCTTGCGTTATTTATTTTTCCTTCTCTTAAGGTCTGTATAGCCAAGCTATTTATTTCATCTCTTGATAGGTTGTTATCTTTTCCGTATTGTAATACGGTATTAAGAATCCTTGCTATCTCGTTATCCGTTGTGTTCTGTATCCCAAACATCTTAGGGCCACTAATGGCTGTCCAATAGGATAACATAAAAGCTAACCACTCGTCTAAGATATTTAGCGGATCTATATCTATTGCTTCGTCTTTCTTATACTTGTCAAATATCTTTTGATACCTCATCGCTGTGTATCCACCTGTACCTTCGTACAAAGTTCGTAAAATATTGGAAACTTTGTTATTGTCGAAAAATGTCTTGTTAAAATTAGCTACTTGGTCTGCTCCTAGTTCTTGTACCAACTCTGCTGCTTTGTTAAAATCATACTGCAATGCTTCCTTTAGTTTAGGAGCAAATTCGTTTATTGATTTTCTAGCAATCTTTTGTTGCAGGTTAAACTGCTGAGAAGGTTGTAAGATTTTGGACACACATATTATTTTACTGGAGGTAAATTATAATCTCCTTGTTGTTGAGCATTACGAGGATCTTGTAGCATTGTAAGTTCTGCTACTGGTAGATAACCAGCAGGAATATAAATCTCATTCATCGTATCCTCTTGTATAGTGTCATAACGCATAGCTTGTCTTTTCTCGTTTGGAGTAATCCACCAAGATTGAGATAAGATAGCAGATAGTTCTTTCATATCCTCTTGTAGTTCAGGGAACACAGTAATATCGAAATCGATATAGAAACCATTTCCGATTTCGTTCTCAAAGAATCTATTAAACGCATCACGAATTAAAACTAATTCAGGAAGTACTACTTGTGTAAGCATTTCCTTCTTAGCTTCCTTCATATTGTTGTAAGTCTTGTTATCAGGGTCATTAAACAACGCAGAGTTTACTCCGTACACATTACACAACTCACGAAGCGTAATCTTTTCTGATTCTAGTAACTGCAAGTCTACAGGGGATAATCCCATATTCACCCAGCCTAACTTGGCACCAGCGATTAAAATTTGTCCTGCGTTTTGAACTATCTTGTTTTTAGTTCCGTACTGATTGTAGAAATCTTCTTTTAACTTACCAGCTTGTTCAGGGCCAAAGTCATTTGACTCATCTGCATACAAGATACCTTTAGGCCCTTGGTTTTGCAACATACCTACAGAGGTATCCTTAGCATCGTTACTGCGTTGTACAGTTCGGTAAGCAGCTTGTAAAGGCGACAAACCATATAATTGTTGACCATTAGTGTTAAAGTAAGGGTTAAAGTATTTTAAGTGAATTACATCGTTTGCAGCCAACTGATCCCATCCTACTAAAGTAAATGAGTATCCTTCAACCCCATTAATAGTACCATCGCTGATGATAGCTACATATTGAGAAGGAAGCACAACTAGTTCGGCAACCTTACCATTGGACAAGCGATTCGCCCAGATATAAGAGTTGCCTGTAATAAGCTTATAGCCTACAATATTTTCTAATAACTCTGATAAAGATTGGTATGGGTTTGGTCTTTCTAATAATTTGTTCAATGGACTATCGGCAATCTCATCTACCGCTTTTACTCTTACTAACTCAGCTTTGGCTATATCTGCACCACTAGATGCGTTAGCCATCATTGCCTTGTAAGTATTTAGTTCTTTTTTGCTTTTAACCTTGTAAACGTAAAATGGAACTGTAGAAATGGTTTTTGATATACGCTTGATGATAGAATAGACTTCGCTATTGTTATCATAGTCTTGTACGAACTTCGCATAATCCAAATTAGGGTAAAGTGTTCTACCGCCAATCAATCCACCAAAATCAGAGAAAGGATTATTAATAGTTGTTTTTATTTTAGTGGCTGCCTTTTGTTTAAAAGGATTCACCGCACTTAGTATGTCCGTTAACTTCACTATAAGATATTTTTACAAAAGTAACAAATTTTTAGCCTAAACAATCCAACCTCGCTTCGGTTTTGCATATTTAGTGTATATAGCATAACGCATAGCATCCATCAAGTGGTCACGAAACTTAACAGGCTCATCCATTGTATTGCCATCGTGATCCGTTTTCCATTTATAGTTTTTAATCTCATCTAGTAAATCCAAAGATTCTGATTTTATAAATATCGGAAATGATTTTACTTTGTTAACTCCAGCAAAAACATCTTTAGCTGCTAGTTTAAGATTAAACCCAGCTTTATTTACCTCGGCTATTGTTTTAGGTTCTGCTGGATCTGCGAATATGTCATCTCTACGAGATAAGCCTAAAGACTTTAACCTATCAATCAAAAGTGAGGTAGACATCTTAGTATCATATATCAGTTGCTCGACATATATGTCACCATCGAAGTTTTTACATCTTACTAGGGCAGTTTGGTGATTAAAGCCAAAGTCAAGGCCATAAAACACATCTCCACCCTCAGGGAAGTTTCTTCTCCTTCTCCAATGCGAATAAATCGTTGCCTCGCTAATTGCTCTTTCTCCTAGTCCGTAAACTCTCCAATATTCGTGGTCAGCTTCTCGTAGTCTTTCAATCTCTGCAATAATGGTCTTATCTAAAAACGGATTGTCTTTGTAAGTCGTAATCGTAAAGTCAGTATCTTCTCTAGGAATTACCTTATCGTAAATCCAAGAGTAATAATCTGAAGGGTTATAGTCTAAAACGATTTTATCGGTAGTTCTTAGGGCTAATTGCATCCAAGATTCGTAATTCACCTCATTTGCCTCGTTAATAAACAAATAATGCCTTTTACGACCTCTAATCTTCTGAGGTTGGTCGGTAGATACAAATTCTACCGTATTTCCATTTAGGAAATATAAATTCTCTGATTTATTGTGTTTCTCTTCTGAGTATAGCCCATATTTAGACAATATCTCGATAAAGTCTCTCATAACGGAACCTTTGATGCTCGGTAGTGATGAACGGCAAATAGTTAAGGTCTTCCCTTTCTCTTGTAGGAGCTTTACGATAAACCAGGTAAGTACGTTGTAAGTTTTACCTGACCTCGTTCCCCCTTGCATCACAGAAATTCTTTTCTTAGATTCGTTCAATACCTCAAAGACGACATTGGTGGTTACTTCCATAGAAATAAATTAAAATTTTTGGTTTGCTCAAGTCAAAGCTAATGCTTTTCGTTTTATAGGAAGGTAGGGGTATCAATCAATAAAGTCCCTTATATAAATCAAAAAGCTGCGTATTTGACCTATATAAGACACATTAGTGATTGATATAAGTCAAAAAGTCAAGTTATAGGTTTACTTTTTTTATTATTTTAGTAGTAATACTACCGATTTATGTAAGCTAATAACACTTTTTAGTACGAACAAATGTAAATGTAACCAAATTGGTAACATCAACAAAAAGCAATTAGAAGCGATTTAAGACACTCTATGTCATTTTGGATAGATAGTACTACTCAAAGGTAGATAATGGCTAGAATCGTCTTATATTGACAAATAGAGCTATTCTTCGTATCTACGATACTCATTCTTCGTAATTACCAGCTTCATTCTCTAATTCTACCTCCTTATCGTACTCGTAAAGTGGTATATCTTGGATATTGGCAGCTTCAGTAGCAGGAACCACAAAACCACTATCTTCTAACTGAGCATTCTCATCACCATCTAGCTTAGGAACATCTTCAATATGATTTGCCTTTAAGACATTCACAGTAATTTGCTTAACAACATCTCCTTCGTGAGCTACCTCTTGTCTTTCGATGTATCCTCTACGCTTACCTTTTGTCTTAAGTAAGAACATTGTAGCAAGTGTATCACCCTTAGCAATACGTTCCATCAGTTTGTGTTCGCCAAAGTCTAGCATTATCTCCTCAGGTTCTATTTCAGCTAGTTTTCTAGCGAACTCAGGATCGTTCTTAACCCATACGTTATACGATGACCTAGATACCCCAGCTGATTCACAAGAGATGGTTATGTTACCGAAGTTCTCCTTGTAAGCTATGATAAAAGCTTCTTTAGTGATGTCTTTAAATTCTGCATTCATAATTATATTGGTTTTGGCATATTACTTCGTAATTTAAACTCTGCATTCATATTATTGGTTTTTATAATGTGTTATATAGAAAAATAAAAAAATCAAATGTCAAAAATGGTTAAGTCTTTGTTTTATATCAGAATAATGAAGGGCCCAAGGCACTCCCCAAAAATTCTATACGAATAAAAAGGGTAGGGGGTCGGTAGGGTAGGGGTTGCGCTCCCATTTAACATAATATAAATTATGAGACCTCTCTCCTCTCCTATTCTTAGCCTATCCAATGACAAAACTAATGTATTTATACTTCATTGATAGTTTACGCAAGCTTAGGCCAAAGCTAAAAATTACCTATTAATACTTAGATACAATCTACTTTACTATACACTAATATAGGATCTAATATAAACTACAGTATACAATATACTAATATATTGATAAATGCAACATACTATAATGTACTACTTTACTAATGTATACTAATTAGCTTACTTAGTGTACTTAATACACTAACTTAATTAACATAACCTTAACAATTAACTGCATATTATTTAACATTGTTTAATATTTATACCTATCTTTAGTATGCCAATATAAAACCAATTGGCTCAATATTATGGAAACAATCCTTTACATTCAATTAGCTTTATTCTGTGTATTCATTGCTTTTGTCAGTAAGTTATTTATTAACCTTTTAATTGATAAACAATGATAACCCTATTTGAGCTGATTATATTAGGAGGTTTATTTATCCTCCTTTATGCCTTTATTAAAACACTATTAAACAAATAACCTTTAAACAAACACACAATGAAAACACAATTTAACAATCCAGAACTAACACACATTTGGGCCAATCAGCAACAAGCACAAGGCAAAGGCTCGTCAATGTTTTTTGAAAATGAGTCTATATATTCTTATGGCTATCATTTTAAGATTGCACAAATAGTAGAACATAACAATAAAAAGGCGGTTTTATTTAATAACAAAACCTATTCAAATACAACCAATAAGCACCAATCCCTTGTTAAACGTGCTATTCCCTCACAATATCCAGTATTTAACGTTAATAGCTTTCCAGATACAATGCCATTAACAATGATGCACTCTAATAATTTAATCAGTTATTTAAACAATGCCGAGGAAACTCAACAAAAATTAGTCAAGGCAACAAAATCAAAAGAGGCTTATGTTAATTTAATAAATGTATATTTAAACAGCTTTTGTAATTATTGCGAATTTTACGAGCTTAAAGATTTATCTATTTTTACTTTAGCTAAATTACAAGGCCTATCAATACAAGAAAGGTTTTTAAATATAACTAACTTTGTTTTTGAGTACACAAATTCTGAATCTTATATAAATTGGCAACATAAAAGAGTCGAAAAAGAAAGAATAGCATTTGAAAAGGCTTTATCTGATGCAGCCGACAAAATCCAACATTTTAGAGACTTTAAGGTATCTACAGTTTGGGGTATTGGAACAAACCTTTTAAGATTTAACAAAGAAACAGAACAGATTGAGACCTCTGGAGGGGTTAAAATGCCTAAAAATATATTTTTTGATGCTTACCAAAGATTAAAAAGTAATACTTTGTTAATTGGTCAACACATAGGACAATATAGATTTAATGGCCTTGAAAATGATACTTTATTAGTGGGCTGTCATAAAATACCAGTAAACGAGGTTGAGAATCTTGTATTAATGCTAGGTTAACTGATGATGGCTTGATATTAGCCGAAATAAAGGCCCATTTATTTGGGCTTTTATATTAACCAAAAATTAAACTAATGTTTACACAGATCAACAATGACAGCTACGGTAATCCTCGTTATGTAGTCCATTACTTACAATTAGCCGACAATTATGATAGGGCTTTGTATTTAGGTCGCAAATTAGGAGGGCGAAAATTCCATAATAAACAATATGGAGGCGGAATAGTATTCCAATCTTATAATACTAGAATTTTAGGCGAAAAGATTTGCCAAATAAAAGAGGCTGAACATTTAGCAAAATAAAGCCTTTTTAGGGCCTTTATTTATTATTTGGTATCATTATATCAATAACAAAAGATAAGGCAAATTTAGGGCATGAATAAGCTTAAAAAGTAGTTTTTTAAGCAATGCAATACTATGCAAAAAATGTACTTAGTGTAAAATATACACATAGTAAGTATTTTGTAGTCGCAAAAACCTGCCAAAAATCCCCTAAAAATCCCACAGCCAAAAATCCAGCAAAAATCTTTTATGATTACCTTAACAAAAAACCTGCTAAAAATCCTTAACAATAACAAAAACCCCTTAACTTCGTCAAACAAAACAAAAACCTTTATTATGAACATTAATTTAAACACAATGCCACACGCAGCTTATATGTTGCTTTGGCATTCAGACAAAAACTTCGTTGGTACTGAAAATTATGTTGGACTAGCTTATTACTGGAGTTACGATTACCGCCATTATTTGCGTGATGCCTCCCCTTATATTAAGCGTAAAGTTCATAGCGAGTTCCTTAAACAAGGACTTGATTTAGTCGGATCAACTGAAAAGCATCTATCTATTATTAGAAAATACACTAAATTAAACTAAACAAAAACCCCATCTATGTCATTTGAATTAATCACCGTCAAGTTTGGCTGCAAGTGTAGTCTTACTGGCAAAAACTTCTCACCAGGTGAGCAAGTCTATTTTAACTACCTATCAAAAACTTTCCTTGATCCTGTGTATTATGAGAATATGCAGAGCCAAATCAATTCAAGTGGAGTTCAGTCTTATTTCCAAAGGCACCAAAAACTTAATAAAGTAACCCAAAAACCTTAATAATATGTCTAAATTCGAGTTTATTACTGAAACAAATACTATAACAGGAGGTGTAAGATTCTATACCGAAAAGGATGGTGAGTATGTAGATAGTTCCATTAGTGCTGACAAAGATAGTGCCTACGAAAAGTTTATCAAAGCTGCTAGTGGAGTATCTTTAAAGCCTACCAAAGAGGTAACTGAAACTATTTACTCCATAATTGAATAAATATGCACCCTACACCAGCCCATCTAAAACAAAAAGGCCTTAAGGACTACTTTATGATTACAGTAGATGGCCAAAGACTTAAAAAAGATTACATCTATCGTGGTATGTTTATCCATTGGGACAGCAAAAAACCCCTAGATAAGTTCTACTATTGGAGAGGTGATTATTTCACATCGATTGAAGGAGCTATGCGTTCCATTGACAGACATTATAAATTATATAAAAAACTAAAAGATGCTAATTAGAGATTATCGTGCCTTGCTTAAGTATGGCGATATAAAAAAGATTTGTGAGATTACAGGGTACACACCTTATAAGATTCGCACTAGGTTGGCTAAGGCTGACGAAGAGATGATTGAGATTGTAGAAGCTTTCTATCGCAAAAAGATAGAAGAATTAAAAAACCAAATTTATGACTTTACGGAATAAACTAAACTACTACACTATGCCAGGAATCCTAACCAAGCGTAAACTTGATGAGCTAACTATAATAGAGTTTGTCTGTAAAGAGATGAATGTAACCTATAAGGATGCTATATCAAAAGATAGATCACGCAGCTTGATACTTACTAGAGGGATATGCTATGCTATCCTAAAAACCTACCTAGGTATCACCTTAGTATCTATTGCTAGACTATTCAATCGTGACCATACAACGATTATCAATGGATTGCGTATGCACAAACAAGATATGCAAACCAATGACATTTATGCCGAACAATTCGAAGAAATCAGATTCTTACTTAAACTTTATATTCCTTCACCAAAACACAAAAAAAATGCTAAGTCAATTCGCACTATGGGATGATTCTGAAAAGCGATTATTTATCGCTAAGATTATCCACCAAATCAATTATTCACAAGCTAACCTTGAATTAATGGAATCTATTTTGTCTATATGGCAAAAGTATCCAACAAGAGAAGCTTATTATTATCAAGAAACACAACCAAAAAATCTAAACTATGGAACTACAAACAACTAGTCCTTCGTATGAGTTAATCAACAAGGATTCAATGCTTAAACTAAGCACAGAGTTATCTAAGCTAATCAAAGAGAAAGGCTTATCGTCTAACATTCAAGGTAAACAATTCGTTAATGTGGAAGGATGGCAGTTTGCTGGAGCTTCACTAGGATTGATGCCAATTATTACATCTACTCAAGATTTATCAAATGAAACTGCTATTAAATATATGGCGACTTGTGAGGTACGCAATATTACTACAGGTCAGCTCGTTGCTACAGGCATTGCCTTATGCTCGAATGCCGAAAAAACTAAGAGATACTTTGATGAATATGCTATTTTATCTATGGCACAGACAAGGGCGATTGGTAAGGCTTATAGGAACTTACTTGCTTGGCTAATGAAAGCTGCTGGATTCGAGGCTACACCTGCTGAAGAAATGGATTTCGCTAAAGAGGACAACAAAAAACCTGCCGTACAAGAGGTAGAAGTAGAAGAGTTAGTAGAAGTGCAAGTTGATAGAGTAGATTTAATAAAGCAGATTACTGATTGCACAAAAAATAAGGAGTTAGTAGATATATATTACGGATACAAGCAATACATAGATGGCGATAAAGCCTTACTAATGTTGCTTAAGTCTAAAAAAGAATCATTCACAAGTAAAACAAAAAAATAATGAGTGCAGAAATATTTTTACCTAAGGTAGAACTGTCTACCTATGAACCGAGTAAGTTTAACAATGACCTAATCAAGACAACTATTGTAGAACACTTTAAAGAGACAGGCGATAGTGCACTAGAAACATTAGTTCGTATGGATGCTATCGCACAATTATTCGATGGTGTTCGTAGTGAGCTTAGAGAAATCGTAGTAGATGAGTTAGCTAAGTACCCTGGTGGTAAGGCCGATGTCTTAGGTAGTGAGGTTACTAAGATTGAATCAGGTGTTAAGTACATCTATGACCAAGATTATGCTTGGACTAAACTTAATAACGAAGTAGAATCACTTAAGTATGCTCTTAAAGAAAGAGAGAAGATGCTAAGAACTATTAACACACCTATGGTTGATCCTGAGACTGGAGAGATGGTACACCCAGCACCTAGAGTATCTACAACAACATTTAAAATATCCTTAAAGAAATAACAATGAAAGCAACATTAGGGATGTTAAAATTTTTCTTTATTGCAGTACCTGTTTTTATTGTTGTCTATTGTAGTGCAATGGCAGTAGTAGAAATTAAAGAATTAATAAGAAAATGATATACCAATTAAAAAATACTATCGATGTTCACACTCCTCTTGGGTACGGAAAAGCAATCGCTTGGATCGATTACGGATCAGATACAAACACAGTTTGGAAAGTCGTACTATACGACACAGGTATGGTTAGGAACTTTTACGATGATGACATTCTCGTATATCCCAACGCAATGGATGGAGGAGAAATCGATGAAGAGTTCTTCGTCAAAAGAGAGTTTAAGTATAATAACAAACAATTTATAAAAGGATTAAAAAACCATTTTAAACCATATGAGTCAAGAGATAAAGGGGATGGAGAATAATATACCAGTAAGAATGGTGTTTATAGATAACAAGGAAGAGATTCATTTCAAATCTATAGCAGCAGCTAGTAGGAAGTCTAAAGTGACAGCACAGAGCATTAGAGAGTCATTAAACCCTATTGCTAGAAAGAAGTTTATGGTAAAGCACCTAGACAAAGAAAGAGTAGTAGCATTTAGAATAATTTCAAAAAACACACTATGATTAATCAAATACACAACGAACCTTGTTTAATAACATTAAAAAAGATGCCAAATGATTTTTTGGATTGCGTTATAACCTCTCCACCTTATTGGCAATTAAGAGATTACGGATATGATGGCCAATGGGGATTAGAACCTACATTTCAACAATATTTAGAGCATCTATGGGAAATGATGGATGAAATTTATAGAGTTCTTAAACCAACTGGAACTTGCTGGATAAATTTAGGTGATACTTATGCTAGAGGTTCAAGGGCGAAATATGCAAATTGTAATCAATCTTTAAGAAGTAAACACGAACAACTAATTGAGCCAAATACCAAGCCAAATTATGAAGGGTTAGAT